CCATCCTGCTGTTTCTTTTATTAGCTTGATCTAACCTTCTTTGACGTTCACCCTCAAATCTAAATCCTGCTTGTTGTCCTAAATTAGTTCCCAATATACTTGCTAAATCATGTGCAGCATCGCCGCCTCTTCCGGCCTCCCCTGCTAATACTCTTTCGCGCCCAGCCAATCTTCTTTCTTCACCTTCTAAGCCAGACTTTTGAATATTCAAAACATTGGATAAATACTCTGCCATATCAGAGCCAAGTAAATCTTTAATTGTTTCAGCTTGGTTTGCTTGATCATACTGGGTTCCAGAAAAACCACCAGATGCCGCACTATTTCTAGCAGCTCCTAGCATTTGATTTTGTTTGTAATTGTAACCCCTAGATGGCTCGTAATCTTTCATTAAGTTATTCATAAAAGCTGTAGGATCACGTCCCATTTGGCTATATTCTGCTGGAAATTGAGTTGGGTTAGTAGTAGAGGTATTACTATATTGATCTAAAAGACTGTTATAAGCTTTTCTTCCTTCTTCGGTGTAGGGGTTTAAATAGCTTCTAGCCATACCTGGAATTTGGTTTAAATATTCCATGCCAGCCCCATAATTGCCACCACCGCCTCCTCCGCTACCACCAAAGCCGCTCATAGCGCCCATTAAGCCACCAATCGGACCACCTGTCAGGTAACCCATACCAGCTCCCATAAGAGGCTTAGTTACGCCTTTAAACATCTTTCCTACGCTTTTAAAAAATCCCATTATCTATGCTCCTTATGGATATGAAGTAGTTGTAAATTTTACTAAACTACCGTTAACTTTTCCAACAAATATAGGCGGCGTACTGTCGGTTACATACCAAAGCGTACCATCTGGCATCTGTGATGATATTATAGCTAAGTTTGCCGTCGTTATCTCTGGTACAACCCAACCATTATTACTTAAATTATCCCTTAAAGTTTGATTTAATTCTTGGTTATAATTTTCTTGATTGTCATTTTGTATGTATGTTGGTAAGTCCATTAATACAACACCACCATTCCGTTATTAGCTACAAAACGGCTTAATCCCCAAAATCTTAATTTTAAAGTTAAACTATTACATGCTCCTAAATTTTCCCAGTTAAGAATGTTCTGACGTATTCCTATAGGGTTTAAATTTCTAGAGACGGTATTGCTCCAGGATACACCGCTGTCTCTTGAGACCGTTAAATCAACCCTAGGTTGATATGGGATCGTAAGTGATGCTATATCACTAGAATCCTCATCTGCCATTTGTTGTCCAGCCTCAGTGTATATAGTATCGTCAGGTGGAGTAAATAAATCCTCAGTTATTAGTAAATCCTGTCCAGGGCTATTTATTGATAATCCTGTAACATTTTTATCGTTGCCTTGTTCAATTGTAAACACAAAACTGTTTGGCCTGAATTGACTACTATCATCTTCCCTAATAGTATCACAAATTCTAATCCTTTGGATCTCATATATTTGAGTTGGATCTGAAATCATAGTCGGTAAATTTTCATTATATGTAGTTAAATCCGTTGATGATAAATAAATAGCAGCATTATTTAATGAAACAAAATAAGTGTTGCCATTAAAGTAGGCATAATTTTTAGCTGGATGATAATCTAATGCGTAATCACTAAGATTAAAAAACATTTCTGTATTAAAATCATAAAGAATGGTTAAATTATCAGCTGGATTATAAAATGTTAATTGATAAAATAAATGACCATCTTGTCTATAAAACATGGCCGTTGATTCAGCTACATATTTAATGTGGGATAATTGGTGATCAATACCATCTGTTGATATTGGCTTAAATCCTTGTCCAGTATACACCATAATAGTTGGTGCATTATTTTCATTAATAGCGAGCCACGCTACATATCTATCTGAGGTTGCAATGGTTGAAATCGAGGCACAACCATAATCAATGTTTATGGTGTTATTACGTCTATAATTTTGAAGGCCGCCAATTTGTGTCCATATCTCACAAACTGATGTACCCATAACTAAAACGTTAGCGCCTTGCCCTGGCAGCCTTACTATAGCTAATGCATAATCAGGTTTAGTTTGTAAGGCAAATTGTCCAGGAGTTGCTTGTATTATTGTGGTTGGTGTACTGTATTTATAAGCATACCAAGCTGAGCCATTACTAGTTCTGTCAGCATTTCCAAAAAGGAAATAGGTATTATGATACTCTACATAATTTGGGATAAGGTTACCTAATCCAGTTTGAACCGTTAAACTGGTGCCTGGCAGGGAATAATTATAGATGTAAGCATTTAACCCATCTACAATACAAATCTGTGAGTTTAAATTTTCATCTATATATACAACACCTCTTTCAGTTCCCAACATTCCTACAAAAGTAGGTACAAGGTGCTCGTTTAATGAATAAACAAAACTGTCTACTACTATGATCAAAATGTTACCACGAATACTAGTAAAAATAGCACGGCCTAATCCATCCGGAAGTAATTCATAAACTTTTTGATACCCAGCGGTGTTAACTAGCCATTCGTCAGAAACAAACATGTTGTATGTTTTTTCACTTGAGATTTTCTTATATCTACCGAAGGTTGAACCTCCCACTACATTTACGGGCTCTTGTTTGGCGTTGGGTGTTTGTCTCATTTATGGAGTATCCCTTAATTAATTGGTAGTCCAGCCCTTTCCAAGATTTACTTGCGCGTAATTGATCGAGTTGCCCGAATTAAAAGTAGAAGTTTTATTAATCCTTAAATCCATTGGGCTTGAACGCTTGGAGATCATTTGTTGATATTGTAGTAGTTGTTTAGTTAATGATGGGGAAGGTGCGAAATTGTATGCTGTACACAATCTGTCGGCTAAACGGTATTGTAAATAATTAATATAATACTGATCAAGTATTAACGATAAGTCTTGATTAATAGTTACTGTTTGCAATCTAAAGCGCCCTGTTAATTGCATTGGGTAAGCAGTGTCCGGAAAGAAATAGATAAATAAATTACAGCCACCTAAACAACGCTCGCAATGCCAATTATAAGGCAATGATTCAACATTTTCTGCGCGTGCTGCACCAAAATACAAATCTTGAGATTCTTTTCTCATTTGATACCGAATGGTATTAATAAAGAATGTTAAAGTTTCAGGATCAGATAGGTTTGGAATAAAATACATTTCTTGGCCAGGTACTGCATTAAAGTCATATGATGTCGTAAAATAAGGGATCATATCTTCTTCAATTGCAGTATCAGACAAGATTTCGTTTAGTTTTAAAAAGCCTACTTGCTCCTGGTCTCCTGCCACTTGCTGAAAATTTCTTGAGACGATTCCTGACGTATAAAATGCCTCTGAAATAAGCAGTGTGACAGGATAAGCCATGGACAAGTGCTCCTTATAATTGATCTACATAGCCAAATACAGAAACTGCCAAAGCAGCCGCAACATTTGAAACTAAGTAATCAACGCCTGTTGTACCTGTTATAGTTGAACAAGGACATACTAAAGATGTACTAGTAACCGTACTAGCAGGGGACGACATAACAACCTGACCAGCCGCTGAACTTGAGCCACTAGCTTTAAAAGCAGCAGTACGAGTTGCGCCAGCGTCAGCTGTTAAAACTGCCTCTAGTATTACAGAACTTGCAGTGCTTGGTACCATTGCTGAAACGTTAACTAAAGCAAAAGTAGTAGATGCACCAGCTGTTACAGCAGTTGCAACGGCAGCCGCATACCACATAGTGCGACTAGCTTGGCTAAAGTCTAGAATTGCAGCAGCGCCGCTTGTTAGAACAGCTCCAATACGGCGGAACATATCATAACCAGCAGGTAATGTTGGAGCGCTAAAGCTAGTTGATAAAAGGCCAGCCGTAGCGTTAAATCCAGTAGAATCGCCGATTACATAAACCGCATATAAAGTGCTATTGGCTAATGCGCCAACGTCTAATCCGTTAGCTCCGTTAGCAGATGCCACAATAGTTGCAGCGCTTGATAACACAATGTCGTTAACATTGGTTGAATCACGAAACTGTCCGGAGGCAATTGTAATACTAGTGCCGCTTACAAATGAAAGCGCACCACCTTGGACATAAAGGTTACCAAGGTTAACCATAGGGTAGTTAGGTTGTATTGTCATAACATTCTTCCTTTTAAATAAGGGGCATGGCTGCCCCTATTGTTAATCATCAGGTTATAGAGGGAATACGAGCGCCATCGCATATTCTGATACAAGTGTACTTCCCCATATTGCATCATGGATCATCCCCATCTGATTTTGTCCAAATAGATTTCCGTAATACATACGCATTGATACACCTGTTTCTGGATCGTTTTCGTTTCCTGTAGGGAACGGTACTTGATCAGGCAATCTTGGCATTGCTAAGAACAATGGATCGCCAGCTGTTATCAGCCCAGACCTATGACTTGGTAATACAGAAACCTGCATACCAGGTAATATTTGGGTATTTAAGTTTTGAGCATTAGTTTGAGATGCTTGTAATGCTGGGAAGATATTAACAGTTACTTGCGATCCATTGGTGGATGCAGCAGCTGCGGTAGCTTGGAATTGAACTGGGTTAGCGGATACTTTATGCCCAATAAAAGTTCTGTAACGTAAGTTGGTATATCCAGCTACGCCATCGTTAAATTGGAATTTATCGTATTGAGCAACAGAGTTAGCATCATTTGCAGCATGAGTACCACTAAAGGTAATAGCTGTTACAGCGCCGTTAGCATCTAACGTAGTAGAAACTACAGTTAAAGTGCTTCCTTGTTGTCCTTCAGTTCCTGCTATATGAATTGGCAATAAGTTAGATTGGTACCAATCGCAATTAGAGAACTCCCCTAATTCCCAACTGTTCGCAATCTTGTTATTACGATCCATTGCAAATTGGTTTAATCCAGTACCAACGATGTTAGGTACAACGGTGTCACCAATATATGCTTTGGCGCGGCCATTAGCTGAACCATAGTTACGGTATAATGCTAATGCATTAGCTAATTGGGTATAGCTGTTAATTGGGTTAACGCCATCACCAAAGAATCTATAAGTATTAGTTACACAATTTTGTGCAACGTTAGCTTCGATTTGTGCGCCAATTTCTTGAACAGCAGCTTTACCGAAACGTCCCATGTATTCCTCAACATTGAATATAAATTGTTGAGATGTAAATGTATAGCTAGTTGAAACTGATTGATCGCAAACCAAAGTTTGTATTCTTTGATCGGCTGGTTGAAAAGTTGCAACTAAAGAGTTAGTAGTAGTCATTCTAGGAGGTAAATCAAAGCCTACTGAATCCCCTAAGT